GGCTGATAACCATCGTAGTACCGTTGACAACTTCAATAACGCGGAACGTCTTGAGTTCGCCAGTCGAACGCTTCGTGATGTGGTGAACAGCTTCGATACCATCGATCGTGAACGCATCGCCAGCAACAACGCCAGTTGTCGAGGAGACAGTGACGGTCTGATAGCGGTTATCTACGTTCAAGATGCCGCCAGTGCTGCTTGTGGTCGCCTGAGGAACATAACGAACCTGAGCGCCATTGGTAGCAATGGTAACAGTCGCAGCGTTAGCAGCGCAACGGTTTGCATAGTCAAGCTTGTAGGTCTGGAAGCTTGCGACTTCACCGACGAACGAACGCTCATATGCATTAGCCGACTTGTTGCCAGTGAACGAGCGAGTCGCTACTGCCAAGTTGCCTGCCATGCCGTTGTAATCGCGGCTCGACAATGCGAGGTAGCGATCGCCAGCCATAACGCCCTGTTCGTTCATGATGCTGTCGCAGAGAGCAACGTCATCATAATCGCCAGCAGGAGTTGCAACTGGAACAACAAGCGTACCCTGAGCAGCAGCCAAATCCATAACGGAAAGGTTGATGTCAGATGCAAGCTTTTGCTTTGCGGAATCGCCAAGACGACCTTCCTGCAACGCGTCACGCAGTTCCAGTGCGTTCATCTGCCAAGCAGAGCACTTGTTGAAACCGAGAGTCGATGGAACAGAAAGCTGAGTCATCGTCGAAACGTCAGACGCAATCGAAGTACCTACAACGCGGTCGAACGACTGAGCGATGTAAGGTTGTGGACGCCAGATGGTGTCGCGTGCGCGCTCCATCGTTACGCCGTTGGTGTTGTATACGTTGATGTTCTTTGACAGGATCAAAGCATCGTTGAAGCCTTCAAGGATGTCCTCAAAAGCAACAATTTCTTCTTTCGAAAAAGCGTTAGCCATATTTAATTCCTTTAACTAAGTTTATTTCTTACGACGCTTATATTCCATGACCTTTGACAAGTCTCCGGTCTTCAGAGCTTCGGCGCGTAAGCGTTCAAGTGTTGAGTCGATAGCACCAGATAAACGGCCACCACCGGAATTGATGGTGCGCTCTGGTGAGGTTGCTGCCTTACGGTTTGTTACTTTCAACTGAGTCTCCAGTTTAGCTACCGCAAAGGCAAACTTTACGGGGTCATTAATTGAGGCAAGTTCTTTTGCACGCTTTGCGTTTCTGCCGATTGCATAAATTAACAATGCGGGATTGTCAGAGCCTTGCAGAACGATTCCTTGCTGCGTTACGTCAAACGTATCTAAAGCCGTAGCTTCAGCTTCGTCATAGTCCCGCACCTTTAACGAGGCCTTCGCCTTCGCATAGGAATCAAGCTTGTCCTGCCATGCCTTAGCTTCAGCATCTCGCTGGGCTGCAACACTGGCTTCGGCTGCATCGTATTCGCGTTTATGCTCATACCAGTCAGCAAGCTTTTGTTCGTACTCGTCGGAATCATAGTCGCAACTTTCAAGCGTTGGCTTACTTACTAATGCAACTGGCTTGGTCTCAGTTGCTGTCGTATTTAGCTTTGCTTCCAGTTCGCGTATCTTCCGTTCTTTTTCCCGATTGGATTTACGCAATTCACGCACCCACGCAGGCGCACGAACTTCTTCCTCTTGAGGTGGCGATTCCTCACCTATGGATATTACAACTTCGTCTTCGTCGCCTTCTTCGTCATCATCTTGAGCATCTTCGATGGCAAAGTTCTCATCGTCAAATTGCTCGTCTTCTGTGGTGTCGATATCAATCGCGTCTAGTACGTCGTCATTCTCCATTGCTGCCGTTTTCATATACTACCCCATCAACTCACCCAAATTGCGCGGTGGGTGGAACCGCATTCGTCTGGGGTCGCAGTGCTTCCCCAATCTTTTCAGCAGTCTCAATTGCCGACTTGCGCTGGTCAATGTCGATGTTTGAGATGGTCTCTGCTGTCTTGGCCTTCGTTTCTTCCGAACGTGCCAATGTATATTCAGTGTTAGCTTGTGCTTGGATAGCTTGAGCCTGTGACTTAGCGGCTTCAGCAAGCAAGTAAGTGGTCTGTGCATCTTGCTGCACATTAGCTTGCGCTTCCATCATCTGCTGCTGTTCTTCTTCAGTAGGCTGCAATACGCCTAGCTGGACAAGCTGCTTACGGAAGTATTCACGAACATCGTCAATGCCTTCGCCGTCCATGTTCATGATAGCCATAGCCTGCAAGACTTGCTGTGTTTGCGGGTCAGTTGTTACCTGCATCATGCCAGTAAGCGCACGGACAGTCGCATCGCGTCGGCTGCTGAACGATGGGCCTACGTCTACAGCAACGTCAAAGGTCGCATTACTTAGGTCGTTCTCGTAAACAAGTTCACCAGTTTCTTCTTCAATGATTGGCTTCATCAATTCAACAGAGGCAATTTCCTCCATAGAGCCGATCGTCTTCATCTTACGTTTTTCTTCTACGTAAATGTCCTTAGCCATTGACAGCCATATCTCGCCACAGCGACGCACAGCCTTGGCCATGTTGGTCATGTAGATGAACGACTGCATATCAAGGCGCGTCTGGATTAGCTCAACAGCCTTGCCGCTGATGTTGCTAGTCATCTTTTCAGCTTGCTGATTGTTGCCAAGAATCTCAGCCATGTCCTGCTCAGTCAGAGCAAGCAGCGCAGCCATCGCTGGCGGAATCTGTGGCGACTTGGTGTAAGCAACAGGCCCAGCAGCTTGTGTCTCGCCATTGGGGCCAGTGATAGGATTGACCAGGAGGTAAGGATAGTTGCGTAGGTTATCTTCCGCCCACATCACTTGATGACCTGAAACTTGCTCAGGCAACAGGATTGGCTTTTCAACGGATGAAAGTGCGCTGATCTCGCCAAGCTTCGATAGCTGCATATTCTTTAGACGTTGCGGGTCTTTCGCTAGGCGCACTTGGCCCATGCAACGCTCTACGTTATCAACAAACCAACGCTTGCCGTAGACAGGAACGATCGGGATGTTCTTGCCAGCAATGTAGCCAGCATCCTCAAGGACGCCGCCACCGCTCATGATATACTTGTGAACCTTGCGGCGCTTAGTGCGCTTCTGGCGTACCTCTATAGTGCCGACAGCTGCCAAAGTTTCTTCAAGCGTTTCGTCAGCGTCAAAGTCAGCTTGCGTGTAGCGTTCTTCTTCGCCTGCTATCGTGGTGAAGATGCGAACAGTCTCGCGCACTTCTTCAACGCGGTAGTATTCAGCAACATACACAACGTCAGGCGTGCACCAATCAAACTCTGTCTGCTGAATGTCTTTAGGCCATGTGGTTGGATCGTCGTTAAACTCATCGCGGTAAGCTTGGAAGCTCATGCTGTAGATAACAAAGCAATATCTAGCGTCGGCTTTGTCCTGGCGCTTGGCGTCTAGGTCGAAGAAGACACTGCTATCAGCGTCAAATATAGGTTCAATGCGGATGCGCTGGCGATCGTTCTCATCGTCTTCGTCATCTTCATACACAGTGCGTAAGCGCCATGCACCATAGCCACCGCCTACTGCTTCCTCAAAAGCGTTGTCGTAAGCTTCTTCCGCACCGCTGTCACGTTCATCCGCACGATAGAGACCGTTACAGGTTGCTGATAGCTTGTCGTTCTCAGTCCCGTCTTTGGATACGAAGTCAACGCCAATGCGGTTATTGCGATATTCATTGATGATACGAATGACGCTTAGAGCAATCTTGTTTACTTCAAAGCGCGGCTTGTTCTCGAACTGCTCACCAAGTGGGCCTTCCCATTGTGCGCCAGCGAGAGAGTAGAAGCGTCTGTCCTGCAAACACTGCAAGCGTTCGTCACGCATAGTTGTCTGGCAGCGATCGAATTCTGCCAGCGCATTAGCGTGTACGTTTGCAAAACGCTGGTCTCTAGTTAATCGAGCCATTCATTACCACCTATTCAATGTCGGCATGGGCATTACTTCAACGGACGCCTTTGGTGTTGCCCGACGCAAAGCTTCGCACGCATATCTCAATGCGTCAATAACATGATTATCCTTATCTTCCAAGACAGGAATAATATTACCTGTCAAGGGGTCTGTTTTATAGCTGTAAAGAGATAGCTCGTCGATCGTATGCTGACAGCGCGGATGCACTACAATGTCGTAGTTCTTCAGCCACTCAATGCCTTCCTCTACAGATTTAGGGCCTTTGACGGCTGGCATAATCTTTGGAAAGCCATTCTTCTTCATGTGGCTGATTGTTTCGGGTCGAGCGTTATCGGCAACGATAGGCCACTTTTCTGATTCCGGTATCGTCAGAAACAGGTCTGGCGTGTTTACGATCTCGCAGCCTACCATGTAAGCTTCGTAATCAACGTAAAGCTTTCGGCCTATCAGGTGGCAACGAACCAAGACTGTAGGGTCTGTAGCAAATCCCCAGTCAGCGCCGAAGCGATGCGTTGCGTCTTCAGGCGCATCAAACTCCTCAACAGTCCAGTTGCGGAATACACGTGCTTCGCTGTTGCCTAGATATGAGCCCAGCCAAACGTGCTTGTATTTATCAGGGTCGCGCTCCCTATCGTATTCCATTTCGTCCTTGAGAACGTCAGGGAACCAAGGGTTGTCGCGGAAGTTTACTTCTTTTACGATTGCGCTTGGTGGAAGATTAGGCCCACGAAGCAGTGCGTCGATCGGATCAGTGCTGTTGCGCGGGTTCCATGTGAACCATAGCTCACTGCTTGGCTTACGGATTGTAGGACGCAATAGGTCAAGCGATCGCTGTGATAAGCTCTGCGCTTCTTCTACCCAAGCACAGTCATAGCCTTCGAGCGACTTAATGGAATCGCTTGTGTGGTTCTGCATCCCCTGGAAGATTATTAGGCCATCACCATGCACAGATTTAATCTGCGTCTCTTGCACTTCAAAGTAGGACTGCACGCCCATCTGCTGAATCTTTAGCTCCAGTAGGCGCTT